ACCATCCATTGGTTGGTTTGATAACGTGTTTGGATTCCAATGCAATGTCAAGTAGGCCAGACCATTTATTGATACCACCCTCAAACGAAACGTTCACGGGAATCTTGGACTTCTCTTTTACGTAACGTGATTTCTCAACGTTGATGATGAAATTGTATCCTGTAATTTCAGTACCATCCTTCTCTTGTTGACGACCCAAGATAAAGATATTGTCGGCAGAGTAATAAGAACCTGTACCACCACCAACAATATCTTTGGGAAACATACCGATTTCTTTGTAGGTGTGGTTGACAACAATCATTGGAATGTCTCTCATAACCAAGTGTGGTGTCACCATACGGAACAAACTCTTAACCTGTTTTGCACGACTCATATCAGCAACAGACTTTTGATCCAATGCATCCTCAACTTCTTTCTTAGATGCAAGATTACCAATAGAATCAACAATGATAATAACATGTTCATCTCTCTCAACTTTGGTGATTTGATTCATAATATCAAACTTCAACTGTTCGATATCCGTGATAGGAGTATGCAAAACGCGGTCAGTATCAATACCAAAGGAATCAAAATATGATTGTGGAGTGCCGAACTCAGAATCATAAAATAAAAGGGCAGCATCTTCGTATTTGTCCAAGTAAGATTTGGCCATCAACAAAGAGAAAGCGGTCTTGAAGTGTTTGGATGGACCTGCCCACATTGTAAGACCTGGTGTTAGGCCACCATCAAGTTTACCGGACAAAGCAATGTTTACTGCTGGTACGGAAGTTGGAATCATGTCCTTCTGTGTGAAGAATTTTGATTTGGATAGAATTGCAGATTCCTTAATGGAACTGTTCTTTTTGATTTTGTCGAGAATACTCATATTAACCCTTTAAGAGAAAAAATCTTCCAGTGAATTGTTCTTTTCTGTTTTCCATTTCATACAGTCTAAGATGACTTTAATGGGTTCCAAAAACGCCTTGTCGAATTGTACATCATAATTGATGTATTCGTCAAGACCAAATTCTGGTGGAATTCGTGTTGGATATGAAATCACATCTTCTTTGAAGTGATTTGGTAATTTTAGATAGGTAAATTTTAACTTCTCACCCTCTTGAATCAATGGATACTTTTTGTCCAGTTTCAATTCTTTGAGATAATGATTATATAGAATGGCACCCCGGACATGAATTGGTGTTCCCTTCTTGTACATAGTTACCGAATCGGAATAAGTACGTAAACCATTCAACCCACGGGGGAAAGATATTTCTTCCGGTGGTAAAGTTTTGAATTCGTTTCTGAAGTTTTTAATAAATTCCTGAACGTCATTTTCCGTACCAGTCATCATCAATTTAACTGCATCCCACATTCTTTCACGGATGGCCGATGGTGTCGATGACTTAATCATTTCCAAACCCATGACCTTAATCTTTGGTTTGGCATACTGAACGCCTTCGTTGTTATGTACGTTTAGAATGTAACGTTTCTTAGCAGTCCAAACACCTTTGTCGGACAAACCTTCACGTTTCATTTGCATCTTCTGTGCATATGCATGTACATAATCAGCCAATTCTTTGTATGATTTGTCGATATACGGTTGGAGTTTATCTTCACAGATTTTGTCCATGAATTTGATAGTATCTTCCGTAGATTTCCCGGCCAAAAACTTATCAACCAATTCACCCATACGTAGATAGATTGAATCTGTGTCTGATGCAATAACATAATCAACACCCTCAGAACCAAGGATCTTGTTCATATATTGGTTTATTTTTGCTTCAATCCAACGAATTGAGAGCTGGCCTGCCGTAGTAACTCCAAGTGCCATGCGTAGGTCATAAAACCTAAAATACTGACTTCCCAAAGCACCGTAGGCAGAGTTAAGTGATACTTTCTTGGCGAGTTGCAGGTTGTTGTATCTGGCGATTCGCTTTTCAATTTCGTATTGCTTCGACTTGTCTTTTTCATTTTCTTTTTCTTGTTGTGCAGCCAACATCATGTTTTTGAACTTCTTACGGTCAACATACATTTCTTCACACATGGCAGGCAAGAAACCCTGTTTATCTGTGCGGAAGAATTGGCCGTTTGGTGTAAGAGTAATGCCTTCCATGTTTGATGTGTCTACTTGTTTCTTCAACATCTTTTCAACAGACACACCAGATGAAATAACTGCTCGCATTTCTGCCGTATAGTTTTCCGGTTCAATCAGTGTTTCTGGTGAAATATTGTATTGCATCATCAAGTGAGGATACAGTGAATTCAAGTCAAACGATGCCACAAACTTATGTGCGCCAACTTGAGGTTCTTTAACATATGCGCCTTCGAATGCGGAATCTTTATCCTGAATCTCACGTGGTGGAACAATGATGTTCTTTTGCAATAGGTAGGAATAAGTCATTGAATCCCACATACGTGTCTGTGCAAAGATATCTTCATAGTTACACTTGGTATCATACGCAAGAGTCAAACCTAGTTCCAATAGTTTCAATTTGTCATCAATGCGTTCAACCAGTACAACGTCTTTAATGTTATACTCAATAAACTTTTGGTGATTCAAACGGTACAATGAATGTAGGTTGTCGTATTCATCGAATGACAATTTACGTTCGCCGATTTCCACATTGGCGATGTTATCCAACCGGTAAGATTCTTGTGACTTACCACCTGGCGCATACCATTTGTAGAGTTCGATGTAATCTAGTTGTTCAACACCCAAGAAACCATAAGCAATCAACTGACGGCCATTGATTATAGTCTTGCGTTCTGTGATGAATTTCCAAGGAGACAATTTGCGTGTAAGTTCATCACCGAGAATTTTGCGGAAACGATTGACCAAATATGGAATATCAAAGAACTTGGTGTTCCATCCTGTCACCACATCAGGTGTGTGTAGTTCCCAGTGTTGCAGAAACAATTTGCAAAGTGTGTATTCATCCTTGCATTTGTAATAAGTGATGTTGACACCAGTATTGGTTTCATCCAAAGAATTATCATAATCACCACAACCCCAAACAACCATGCGACCACCAAGTTCTTTCAAACCGATGGCAGTAATTGGTTCGTTGGCCTGATATGGATCCGGAAATCCATTTTCAGAACCAACTTCAATGTCGATGTTTGCAACTATGATTTTATCGATATCCCAATCAACCATTGTTGGATGTTGGTCTGCAATGAATGCATATTCGAATCTGGTGTTGCCATAGATTTTTGGTGCACCAGGAATTCCATCATATTTCTTGAAGAAATCCCGTGCATCACGAATCGTATCAAACCTTTTCTGGTCCAGATTTAGACCATTCAGTGATTTGTATTTTGTATCTGTGTTCTTACTTGGGAGATATAGTGTTGGTTCGTAGTCAATTTTTTGACGTATCCGTTTGCCATCCATAACACCACGATAAAGGATGGAATTACCATAACTCTGAACATTTGTATAAAAATTTGCCATTAACCTGTAATAATTTTCTTTTCACCTGGTAGAATAATACCCAAACCGAACATCTGTTCATAATTTTTACAGAAATCTTCGGCCGGAGTGTAGTAGTATACTACATGTTGGTGCATAAAGTCAATCTTTGAGTCTTTGGATTCTGGTGCAAATTGTGGAAAAGGTACAAAACCTACATTGGGTTCACCATTTTTGTCACGCACCAAAGCCACTTTTACAGGATTTTTCAATACAATTTGATTTTCCGTCACGGTTTCCACTTCACCTAAAACGTCTTCCCCAGTCACCAGTTTGCATAATAGAATGTTCATTATTTGTTACCTTATAAATAAAACGTATGTGTAATCACATATTATATATGATTTTGTTCGGATATGCAAGATATCCCTGAAACATTTGCCAATGTTTTTATAACAAAAACAAAAAGGAACGTAAAATGAAATTCAAAAAGTTGGCCATGGCGCTACTTTTTGTTATGGGTATTGGTTCTGCTGTGGCTCAAACTACAAACACAAGCACAACAAGTACGAGTGATGGAACAACAACCAATAATACCAGTTTGATAAACCAAGGTTCGTATGACAGTAAAACATTGGTTGACACCAACAGCACAAGCAATAGTACGAGTTCAGTTACAACCAATAACGTTAGCACCAGTACAACTAATAACACCAGTGCCAGTACCGTGACCAGTACCAGCACCAATAATAACAACAACGTTAATAGTGGTACCATCACGTATAATAACAATAACGTGGCTAGTGGTTCTGTAACCAACATCAACCAGAATACAAACTCTGGTACAATGACTTATAACAACAACAATGCTATGAGTGGCAGTGTCACTTATACAAACAACAACGTATCCAGTGGATCATTGACTAATAATAACAACAACGTCAACACCAGTACAGCTACGACTGTTAATACAAATAACAACGTTAACTCCGGAACTCAGACGTTCAACAATAACAACGTAAGCACAAGTACAGTGAATCAAAACAACTCTGGTACAATGACTTACAATAATAACAATGCTAGTACATCCACCAGCACGGTCAACCAGAATAATAGTGGTACAATGACCTATAACAACAATAACGTCAACACAAGTACCATTAACCAGGTTAATTCTGGCACGATGACGTATAACAATAACAACGTGAATACTTCAACAAATACCAACACAAACGTTAATACAAGTACTAGCAGTAATGTGAACACAAACAATAACGTAAACAGTGGTACTATGACGTATAACAATAACAATGCTAGCACCAGTTCCAACACAAACCTTAATACCAATAATAACAACAACACAAGCAGTTCTACAAACGTTAACCAGAATATTCAATCCGGTACATTGACCAACAACAATAACAACGTGTCTAGAATTGACCAAACATTGCATCAACCACCTCCAACAGCAATTGCACCGGCCATGATGAGCATGGGCAGTGACTTGTGTGTGACAGGTGTAAGTGGTGCAACACAAACTCAAGTTCTTGGTATCAGTTTTGGTACAACCATGCGTGATGCAAATTGTGAACGCTTGAAGTTGTCCAAAACTCTATATGACATGGGTATGAAAGTTGCAGCTG